TCTTAATAGCTCGTATACAGTATATTGAAGTCCTGTTGATCCAGCATTATTAACTGCATTTTCTGCATTGGTTTTATTTGTAAGAGCGGTAGCAACAACAGTTTCTTGACTGCTAACTGCGTTTGTTGCAGAAGTTAATGCTGACTGTGTAACATTATATTCTGATTGTGCGGTAGAAACAACAGACTGTTGGTTTGTTATTGCAGTAGTCAAAGACGATATGGCTGTATTTAAAGAATCAACCTCTGATTTAATATTATTTACGACTGTAGACTGGCTATTTATTGAGCCATCTAAGGCGGATATGGAAGATTGAAGACTTGCTATAGCAGATTTTGTTCCAGATACAAGTTCTTGTTTATTTTTGATCTGCTCTATGACTACCACTATTTCAGCCTTTTTAGCATCTAATTTTTCTTTTTCAGATACTAAAGTAGACTTTATTGACTCTATTAGATCAAGTTTTTCTTTTAATTCCGCTTCTTTTTCATTATATTTTGCCAATGCTTCTTCAAGAGTTGATTTAGCCTCTTCAAGTTCTGCTGTGGATAATTCTAACTCTTCTTTTGATTGCTCAAGTTCTTCTTCTGACTTTGCTAATAGTTCCTTGTTTTTCTTATCAGTCTCAATAGCAGAATTTAATTGATTTTTTAAATTATTTGATTTGTTTATTGCGCCTTGAATATTTGATATTGCCGCCTTAATATCATCTGTTACTGGGTCTAATCCTGCAAGCTGTGACTGTATTCTATCTAATTGTGCATTAGCATCTGCTGCATATATACCAAAAAATGAAGTCGTTATTACTAGCCCCGAAACAATTAATATTCTAAATAACTTACGAATAGATTTCATAAGGGCTACCTTGCTTAATTATATCATTATTTAATTTTTTGCAATAAAAAAGGGGGCAAGTTTCCCTGCCCCCAATTTTATAAGCTAACTACTTAAGCTTTTTAGCAATTGCGTTGATTGTTCGCTGAACCTTTGCTAAAGTTGCAAAGATCTTTGTAACTTCAAGAGCAAGGCCATTGACTGCATCAAGAGCGGCTTTTGCCTGTAATGCTGCTTCCGCAGAAGCTAAAGCAGCCTTATCTGCAGCTTCCTGTGCTGACTTTGCAGCATTTGTAGCAGACACTGCAGCATCAGTTGCAGCCTGTGCAGCAGCAAGAGCATCATCAGATGCCTGACGTGCTGGATTAAATACCGTTGCAGTATCACGAACTACTACACGACCTGCTTCTGCCAACGATGTTCCACCAGTAGCGGAGATTACAACATCAACCTCAACAGTAGGCATAAATACCTTAAATGTTTTGGTTGCAGTTGTAGTATCTGTTGTTACTGATACCCCATTAATTGCATCACTTGTTGATCCAAATGCATAAGACGATGTGATACCGCCAGTAGCAAATAGATTTGCAAATGTCTGACCACTAAGTGGAAGACCTGCGGAATCAGTTACAGAAACAGTAATTGTTGCTGCTTCTCCTGGAGTGTACTGATCCTTATCAAAGGCAATTGCTATCTTAGCAGCAGCACCCTCAACACGAACAGATGCGGTATCTGCAATAGATCCAGAGTAAACTCCAACCTTTGCATTACCAGTTAGTACACCAGTAAGGCTAAACTTTGCTACACCATCAACAATGGTTGCAGAGGTAGCAGAATTGCTAACTACGCCCAAGGTATCTGATGTTGCAAAAAGTGTTCCGCTGCCAACTACAACTCCGTTAGCATCATATGCAACTGCTGTAATAGCATCAGCATTTGAGCCAACTGTAAGAACAGGCTTAGCAACAGTTGTAACAATCTTAGCGATATCGCCAAAGAATGTTACTTTCTCTGTAGCAAGAACAACATTAGAAGCGGATGTAATTGTTACTGTTCCAACTCCTGCTGTTCCATCAGCAAATACACCAATATAGTGTCCTGCTGGTACAACCATTGCACGAACAGATCCTGTCATTGTTGCATGGTTTGATCCATGTCCAAGAAGCCCAGGTCCAGATACTGTTACTGTAAGAGACTCTGATGCATTTCCACCAGCAGCGTTCTTTTGGGTTATAACAATAACTGCTGCTGCATCAGAAGATACTGTCTTTGAAGCAAAAACTGTAGCATCTGCAGTTGCAGAGATTGTTTCACCTTTATTAATAATAGATGTAGATGTTGCCGCAGAAGCCTTTAGGTCTAATGCATTAACTGTTACAGTCCAGACCAATGGTGTTGCAGTAATGCGACCACCAGTGCTCTTTAATACTGGATACAGATTTACAACATATGTTCCTGCAACAGATGGTGCAACAAGTGCAACATTAAGCTTGACAGTAACTTGTGCTGCTGTATTAACTGTTGAGCTAACATCAGCAGATGTGCTCCCCCCACCAAGAGTAACAACTGCACTAGATGTTTCTGCTACAGAAATAACAGCAGACTTACCAGCACCTGTTGGTTGGCTTGATACAAGGGAGAGAACGGAAACGGTATCACCAGAATTTTCTGCAATAAAAGTCAGGGTTACAACTGCTGTTGCAGTCTCACCTGCTGAGATCGTATCTGCAACTGCATCAATAGCAAAGCTATCAGCAAGAACTGCAGAGTTAGATGGAATCGCAGAAAATGTGCTAAATGCTAAGGCTGCAGCCAAAACACCAGCGATTTTCTTCAATGAATTCATTTTTCTCCTTGTTTATATTAGTTTATATTCGTCAAGAAAGTCCATAACATCGTCAGGAATTTCCTTGTCCAATTCTACCATACCCTTATTTTGTTCTGCAAGTCGGGAGGCAGAAGACCATGTATGTACTTCAATTTCTATATTAGAATCTCTGCTAGTATGTGATATTGCACCGAATACTGCACCGCAAACAGCATCAGCCAAGTCTTTAGATTTCTTTCTTGGGTGATCAACTCGTTTGCCATTGTCCGTTATTTTAAGCTCAGACATTTCTTCTAATAGTATAGGTAGCATTGGCATAGCTACCCTTTCTTCATATACCATCATTGCTAAATCCTCATAGTGTTTTTTTGCAACAGAAACAGTATCAGTCCTCATCCCCACTGCTTTTAGCTCCTGCTGAATATCAAATGATTGCCATCGGTCAAATGTAACCATTCCTATATTAAAGCCTTCTCTGCGAAGATTCATTATCCATTTTTTAACTTCAGATAAATCAACTGGCCCCTCTATCTTAGGCTCCCACCATGCAACAGCATCAACAACAACTACTGGCGCTACTTGTTCGTAATCTTTAATTACCTGAATGTTTACCCATCGTTCAACATGTGCAATAGCAACAGCACACTTATCGTGCTTTTGTGCTAAGTCTGCATGAACATAATATGTTTTTTCTGGGTCTGGCTTAAAGTTTTCATCAAATCTTCTGTAATTATCCAAAGGATTTCTTAATGTCATGCATTTTTCTAGTTTATCCTTTTGTTTAAAAAATGCATCCGAAGAATATGTTGGTGTGCATAAAAATCTCATCATTGCATCGCCTGGATCAGTTAAAAATGATATCTTAAAATCTTCTATTTTACGTGTCGGGTTTACTTCCCATGTAGGTCTTTTTAGTGCAAACATTCTTGGATATTTATATGAAACTATATGATCTTCTTGCCATACAATTTCAAACTCATTATCAGGTCCTTCTGGTAACTCTTCATTAATAACAAACTTGTGTCTACGTTCTATTACTTCTTTGTCAGCAATTACATCTTCATACCGCTTTGAAATAAAGTCACCTTGGTAACGTGGAAATGAAAGAAGAACAACTTTGCCAAGATCTGGAAAGCGAGAATCTACGGTACCACGAAATGCCTTGTAAATATTATCTGCAGTTTTACCCTGATCATTACCAGTTCCTACTTCGCTAGCAAAGCCAGATATCTCATCAAGAACTGCCATAAATAAGTTAAGACCCTCATGAGATTCACGTTCTGAATGCCCCGAATAAACAGTAATTGATTTATTAAATGTTATAGAATTTACCTTTGGGTCATACTTACCAGCGAACCATGGTGACTTTTCAATCTTATTTCTAAAACCCTTAAAGAAAACATTTTTTGCTTGTTCAGCATTTATAGCTACATTTATAATATCTATGGCATCTCCTGGTGGCTTTCCGAAATATCTGGCAGGATCTTTAAGACATAATAACTTATAAACAATGTAAGCACAAGCCACGGTAGAAGTATGGTCCTTACCACTACCTTTACCAAGCTGAAGTATGATTTCGTTTTTAGTATATTTTGTATAATGTCTATCACCTTCTTCTGTTCCAAGCAAAAATTGTAAATCTTCTTTACGATAAATCTGACTCATTGCCTCTACAATTTCATATTGTATTTTAGACAAGGGTGGCTGACCCAAAAAGTCTTGTGATTCAACAAAGGTTAATACATCTACTGGAGTTTCTTCAAAATGATTATCTTGCAATGCTTCAAGAAAATCATTGAACATCGTGGACAACGGTAATCACTTCTCCCTCTTTAGCGATAGAAGATAGCCTTTGCATAATCAGATCACGAATTTCTGGATGGGTAGAGGCAATATCACGAAGTATGCCAACAAGTACTTCTTGTCTCTTTTCAATTTCTACCATCTCTTCAGCAAGCTCTTTATTTTCCAGTAGGCCAGCCTTTTGTAGCATGTCAATACGACGTGCCTCAATATCCATAACAAGCTTTATAGCAGCAGTCTTTGCATTTAGATTAGCAGTAGTTGTTGCATCTTCAATAACTTCATATGCTTGCTGAATTAGTTTTGTATAGTGTGCGTCTGCTCCAACTAAGGCATCTTTGGCACGAGCACGAATGGCGGTATTGTCAGAAGCCATTCTCTTCCATTCATCAAGATGAGCAACAACACGAGTTCTTGGTATGCTTAGTGTTTTTGATATTTTGGTAGGATCATTGCCCTTAAGATATTCTTGAACAACTTTGTTTACTTCATCAAGATGATTTACTAATTCTATTTCAGTGTTTGTCATATACACCTTCAAGCCTTTTAATTTCGTCTTGAATATAAAATATTGCCTTCTTAAGATCTTCTATTTGAGTATCTTCATTCTTAATTCCTGCTCTCCAAAGATACTTAAAAGCATTGCCAATATTAAAATTGCGATGACGAGTGATTTGAATACATTCAACACCAGAGGGATCAGAGGTATAGTGGATAGGATGATTTACCTGATCAACAATAATATTAAACTTTTCTTTCATCGCTTTGACTTCCTTAATCCAAATTTTGCAAGGTATACATAGATTGTTTCTAGGCTTGCCCCGCACTCTTTTGCTATTTCTTGTGGAGTCTTTTTGTCCATAACATACCGCTTACGAAGCCAAGACTCGCTTGTATATAGTTTAGCAGCCATAATGTTATTTGTCAACTCCATCATTTATTTCGTAATGATATGCATCAGAATCTTCTGTAATCCATTTAGCAGCATCTTCTACATCCCACTTACGAGTATTAATAAGTCTATTTATTACTGGCTTTCCTGGCTTTGTTGTAAATGATGGCTCTAATGCAAAAATTCGGTTATTGGGTTGAATAGCAAAATTTCCATCCTCACGTTGAATAACATGACCACATTTATGTTGCCCAGGATTTTCTGAATAACCATCATCTAGTAGGTTTGAGTCTCCACCATACCAATCTAATGTAAATAGGTATTTGCCAGATATTTTTGTTTTAGTTCTGTCTGTATAATACATTCTTAAATTTGATAAGTTAGAAAATTTTGTCACCGTAATATATGGACTAAAAGAGTTCCACAAAACAAGATTATGAATGTCAGCCTCTGGAACCCCAGGTTCTGCACAAAAAGCATTTATTGGCATGCGCCACCAAATAGCACCGTCTTCCATCATAAAATGAAACAACGGACTTCTATTTGGAACACTTGCTACACCAAAAACAACACAAGGCAAATAGATGTCATGACTATCTTTTTGATCTCTTAAAAAATTTCCACGGACATAGCATTCTATTGGTGGTATGTTAGCATTTAACTCAGGCATAACTTACAGCTTTCTCCCAATTATGTATTGCCCAATGACCAATGCCACAAGCATCTGCAACATCATTATCATCTATTTTTTTATCATAAATAATATCAATAAGATTAATAGTTCTTTCTTTTCTTATATTTCTTTCATAAGATTTATACCAAGAATCGGACTTGCCTGGATTTGAAGATCGTATTGCCAACTGTTCTTCTTTAGTTAACTTTTTATTACCTAGATAGTTTTGCCAAGTAATAGGTGATACTCTTCCTATTTGATTTATGCCAGTCAGCCCTATACCGCCGATAATTGCTCCTTGAACCATAGCAAGATCTGCTGCGGTTTTTGGAGAATTCATAAATACTGTGTGCTCAATAACAACAGCATCTATTTCATAAAGCCTAAAAAATGCTCTAGTTTTTGCAGTAGCATCAATAATCTTTTCGTATATGTTATGTCCAAAAAATGCAACCTTGCCCGTGGCGTGTATCCTATCATCAGAAAAAATAGCAAAGGCAATAGTATTGGTACTAGCATCAATAGCACAAATATTTTTTGGTTTATTCTTGTCCATACTCAAAGTATCCTTTTATTTGTTTTAACATCTTATTAACTTCTTTTTGTGCTATATTGCAATTTGAACAAAATCCATCATCGTTATATATTGATAGACTTACTCCACATCCGCCAGAACATTTTCTAATTTTGCCACGTCGCTTTAATCTTTTTGTTACCTGATATCTTTCTGCAATTTTTTCTTTGGTGGCGATATCTCTACATTGATCTGAGCAGTAAACCTGATAGCTTACCTTTGGAACAAAGTATGTTTCGCAATCAAATCTATTACAGAGTTTCACTCAGTTCCTCCAAAGAGGCAATCTTTATTACTCCAGTGCCTGCCTCAACACAAGCATCTCTTACTGGACAGCCTTTACAAATTTTAGAATTGTTACGATAGTTTTTTGTTGGCAACTGTTGATCTTTCCAGGCCTGCCTTACTTCTCGCATCCATGCAAAAGCATTTTCAACCCATTGCTTATAATCATCATTAACTTCAACTGGTATAACCATTAAATCGTGAGTATTTTTATTTTCATATATCAAAACACCCTTTGCTTTTTTTAATATTTTCATATATATTAAAAGCTGAATAAGATGACCTGTTTTTGGCTTATTTGTTTTTTTACGATACTCATAAGCTTCGCTCATCATTGTTTTGATTTCACCAACTATCTCTTCTCCATCCCAATTAATCATGGCATCACCATAACCAAATATAGGTGGATCTTCAGAGGTTACTTTAAACTCTGTAGTTTTTTCATTCTTATCATTTAAAAATTCTTTTGCTATACCTGAATTAAGCATGGCCTGTTGAATTCTATCATGTGACATTGTTCCAGATTGCATATTAGCTGCGCCATATGCATCAGTATCATCTTGAAAAATTGCACCATTGAATGCAAGATACCAATACCTTGGACATTCTCCATGAGAGTAGGCGATTTGAGAAGGAGCAAATGTCTTCTTCTTCATATGTTTTGGACCACGAGAAATTGTATACCCAGACTTAATCTTTTCAATTAATAAGTCTGAATCTAAAATTTTATCTTGCTTTTTCTTTTTATCTTTGCTGTCTGATTCTTTAAGCATTACCTGTTTTAATAAATTTTTTGTCATTATATTCCTTTTGTTATATATAAGTATATCAGACTAGCGCATTATATACTTTAGGGCTGACACCAGATTATTGATTGATTCTGCTGCAGTATAGTATATGTTTTTCTTTGCCCTGTCATTTTTATCCACATTGGCCATCCATGTAGCTCTGAATGCCATCTTTGAAGCAATAGCCTGCAGCCTAACTATTTCTAGCGTTGCCACATTAATAGGAATATCTGGCTTTATAATAAGTTTTGCTATCATGGTAAGAGCAGTAGTCAACTCTTCATCATTCATAAACTCTGCGATTTCAGATAAACCATTTACCATTTCTAGCGTTGTCTTAGACTGCTCATTATTATCCATTATATTCTCCTAACATATTTTCTAAAATTCCTACTTCTATAATTGCAAGACGAGTTTTTACTCCACTTTCACCAAGCACTACAATTATAGCTGGATCGTTTCCATTTTTAATAGCATCGGTGGTAGCTTTAGCCCAAACATCCTTATTGAGAGTAAATGATTTTGAGTTTTCTTTAAAATCTACGGTAAAGTTTTCCCAGGTAGCATCACCTTTTTTAGTATTTCTACCAGAATTTTTATGCTGCCTAGCACCCAATCTTCTACTCTCGTTCTTTTCGCTCATAATCCTTTTTCTTTTTATAACCAACAGTGTATAGCTGGCTTTTAGATAAATGCTTTTTACTACATATCCAAGTAGATTCTCCAGTTGCTGGATATACTCTACAAGTCCTAACTTCTTCTCCGCATGTTCTACACGGAAATTTGCCAGGATAGGTTGTGTAATTAGACATTCATAACCTTTGATCTAATAGAGTCCTGAAGATTTAAATCTTCTTTGACTCTATTTACAAATGCTTCTCTACCCTGAACTTTTGTTCCATCTTCTAGGTTATACCATGCACCAGTTCTAGAAACTATACCCATTAACTCTGCCGTGTCAACAAGATCGCCGATAGAATCAATACCCAAGCTATCGCCTCTAAAATAAAAATCATATTCGCCACCTTGAAAAGCAGGGGAGGTTTTAGAAAACTGTAATTCCCACCTAACTCTTCTTCCAATTTTTTCTTCAATTAATTTATCTCCTATCGCAATCTTTCCTTTAATCGCTTGGTTGTCAGACTCAGACGAAAATAACTTAATAACAGTTGAGGAATAAAACTTAGTAGCCTGACCACCAGTAGGCTGCTGGCTAGTATACATAGCATTGATATTATTGCGAGACTGAGAAATGAGGACAAGCAGAGTTGGCTTAACTTTATTGTTTGCATAGTTAAGCATTTTCCACGCATTGCTAAAGTCTCTTGACTCTGCGCCGATTTGTTTTGTATTCTCCAATTGTTTAAGCTCATCTGAATCCTTTTCAAAATAAATTGCAGGAAGAAGAGACGTAATAGAATCTACTACAATAAGATCAACTCCAGCCTCCATTAAATTTACACCTACATCAACCATTTCGTTAATTGTCCTTGCCTGCGAAACAATAAGCTTTGATGTGTCTACCCCTAGTTTTTCTGCCCAATCTTTATCATAAGACATCTCTCCATCTATCCAAGCACAAACTTTTCCTTCTTTTTGTGCCATTGCAATCATCTGTAGGCACAGTGAAGATTTAGCGCTTGATTTGCTACCCCAAATCAGAACTTGACGGCCATATGGTAATCCACCATTTAGTGCTCTATTTAGTCCAAAGCTTGGTGTTGCAGCATATTCTGTTTTAGGAACAGCATCTCCAACCAATATGCTTTTTCTTAATTTAGGATTTAATTGTGCCAATACATCTTCTACACTTACTACCACTAGAATCTTACTCCGTGCTTCTTCGGTCTATTGGAGTTAATCTCCATTTTTTCTTTGATTGCATAATCAAGAGATTTTTTCATATAACCTGCATCTACCATTCCAGCATATAAATCAAGAGTACGAATTATAATATCGGCAAACTCATCAGATAACTTGTCTGGATCCATGTCTTTACGAACAACCTCCATTGCCTCCACAACTTCAGATACAATCATCATCATTTGCTTTGCAACAAAAATTTCATCTGCTGGTCTATCCCAAAATCCTTTTTCTTTTGCATTATTATGTATTTTTTCTGCTAAGTCATCAAACACTTACTACATCCTCCATTATCACTGTTCCATCTTTTGTTTTGCCAAAACTAAACTTATATACATTTCCTGGCTGAACATTCATGTAGGCTTTAGGAAATGCTGTAGGAAATACTGTTACCGCATGTAATTCTCTACCTGCATCTGCAAGAGTTAATGATGCCATTTTTTTGCCAGCCTTTGTTATCCTTGGCTTAAAAGAAACAACGAACATTTCGTCTTCTTTATATGGCAACATCTTATAGTTTAAGAATTTAATCAAGGCATCTGAAGAATTAGATATTTCATCAACAGGTACTGCAGAAACAACCCTATTATCATTTGCAAGAACAATATAGCTACGACCAGCCTCAATAGTGGTGTTTTCATCATCAAATATACCGACTGAACCAGTTTTGTCCAAAATTTCAATTCTTGACCATCCTTTTGATCTCTTAATTGATTTTACCATACCCATCAATATGAATGCACCTTTTTCTTCATATTCCTCAATATCATTTAGATATGCATAATAATGTTGAGGTATTGGCATGTTAAATTCTGGAAGGTTAAGATACTCATATAAGTTTTCCTTAACCTTCTCTGGGTTGGCTGGGTTATCATGAAACGTTAATGCACCAATTGCATTCATTGCTTGAAGTGCACGAGAGTTTACTCCATTACCCTTGGTAAACGTAAACTCTTCTACTTCTTTGTATGAGCTAAATGGACGAGCAGCAATATACCTGTCAGCAATAGTATCAGAGATGTACTTAATGGCAGAAAGACCGAATCTAATACCCTTACCCTCAATTTTAAAATCTTTATCCGAATCATTAATATGAGGTAGCTTAATAGAAATGCCCATTCTTTTCGCTTCAATTAGATACTCCGTTCTTGTGTCTTTGTCTTTCTCATTCTTCAGAAGTGAATACATAAACTCTAGTGGATAGTGGTATTTTAACCACGCTGTCCAATACGAGAGAGTACTGTAAGCAACGGCATGCGATTTGTTAAACGAATATCCCGCATGAGCCTCAAAATCATGCCACAGATCCAAAGCGGCGTTAGGAGCGATATAAGCAGAAGCGCCCTTAACAAACTTATCCTGGAACGCATTAAACTCTTTTGCATCCTTTTTCTTACCAATAATCTTTCTAACTTTATCTGCTTCTGCCATTGTCATACCGCCAAGTTCAACGCAGGCCTGCATGACTTGCTCTTGATATAGGATACACCCATATGTGTCTTCTGTAATTGGCTTAAGGACTTGATGCATATAATCAATATTTTGTCTTCCATGCTTACGAGCAATATAATCTTTTCCAATAGTATTCATAGCACCTGGACGAACTAGTGCATTAGAAGCAGCTAATTCTGCAAGATTGTTTACTCTCATCTTTACTAATAGATTTGTATATGGAGTTGCCTCACATTGAAATACACCTTTTGTATATCCATCAGAAAGCATTTGATAAACATTTTTATCATCTATATCAATATTAAGAAGATCTATTTTTTTACCATGTCTATCTTCAATAATATCAACCGTATCTTTTAAAACACTTAAAGTTTTAAGACCTAAAGCATCAATCTTAATAAGACCAATTCTTTCTGCCTCTTCCATATCTACCGCAACTACTGGCATACGCTCATCTGATCCAGTTACGCTTCTAGTTTCCATTGGAGCATATTTAAATATTGGCTCTTTGCTTGTAACAACTCCTGCAGCATGCACCCCAGTTCCACGAATCCTACCACGCAGCTGATCACCATAAGCAACTACTTCTGGGTATTTGTCACGAAACCATGCGGAGTTTTTTGATGTACAAAATTCATCCCATGTATCAACAGTCTTTAAAACTTTATTAACATCTGGAAGTGGAATATTTAATGCACGAGCAACATCACGAACAACACCCTTATCTTTAAATTCTAAAAATGTTGCAATAGAGGCAACATGGCGATATTGCTTTACAAGATAATCCTTGACTTCATCACGTCTAGAATCTTGAATATCTGTATCAATATCTGGAAAGTCATTACGCTCAGGATTAATAAATCGGAAGAATAACAAATTATGTTCAATAGGATCAATATCTGTAATACCAATAAGATAGCATAGTAAAGATCCAGCAGATGATCCACGACCTGGACCAACCATGATTCCTTCTTTCTTTGCCCAGTTAATCATATTACGGACTACAAGAAAGTATGGTCCAAAGTTCTTTTGCTCAATAATGTCAAGCTCTTCATCAAGTCTTTGTTCATATATATCATTACCAAGCCAATTAGAAGTCAGCTTCTTTTCTTCCATTGCCTCCCAAGCAAGGTTTCTAAGTTCTTCCATTGGTTTTCTATACTGAACTGGTAATAAATTAAGTCCAGATTTAATATCATAATCTTCTACCTTATTAGCAATTTCAATAGTGCTAACAAACATCTCTTCATCATCTATGCCCTGCTTTGCCATACAGGACTTCATCTCTTCATATGAAAGCAGATGAATATCAAAAGATCTAAATGACATCTGACGATCAGCACCATAAAGATAGTCAAGCCTATCCATCATATTTTTATGCTTAAGAGATTTATCATATGTAACATCTTTTTGTAATTTTGCATGCGTGTTAAGAATGAGCATTAGCTCTTGTATTTCTTTTTGGCTTGTATCGGAATGATGGCAATCTGGGGTAACTACAATTTTAACACCCATGGACTTTGCTAAACTGATTAATCCTTTATTAACATTTTCAGGATTATGTGGCATTACCTCAATATAATAATCATCGCCAAAAGTATTCTTAAACCAAGATATGTGCTTCTTTGCAATAGCAAGTTCATCTAATTCTACCGCCTTTGCAATCCAACCACTTAAACAAGCAGATGTAACAATAATGCCTTCTTTGTATTTCTCTAATGTTTCAAAATCAAATCTTGGCTTACTAAAAAATCCTTCAGTCCAAGCAATCTCATTAATTTTATTTAGATTTTCTAAACCTTGTTGGTTCTTGGCAAGAAGAACTATATGATGATAGTTTTGATCTAATGGATCTGTTCTATCTGCCTTCGCCCTATTATCAAAGCGATTAGTAGTCATATAACCTTCTATGCCAAGAATAGGTTTAATACCTGCTTCTTTCGCAAGACGATACATTTCACGATGCCCTGAAAGAGTTCCATGATCTGTAATTGCAATTGCTGGCATTCCCAACTCAACTGCTCTTTTTACATATTCTTGCGGAGTAGCCACACCATCCATCAATGAGTAATGAGTGTGGACATGAAGCCCAACATAGTTCATATATTACCAGTCAACGTTCGTTGCAGTAACGGAAGGTGTGTCAAAGCCGAAGTAGAATGCTTCCTGCTCTGGATATGGAACCTCACGAACAACCTTTTCAAGATTAAATGGCTCAACACCATCCCACTTAAATGGCTCTGCATCTGGAGCTGAAGGGATAAGGGTATAGTTAGTTTCGGTACCCTGACCATTTCTCTTTAGCTTCCATTGAACATTGGATACGCTACCAGTCTCAAGTGCGTATTCACGAATTGTATTAAATGCTGACTGCTTGCTGATACCCTGCGACCAAACAGCCACATAAGGGTCCTCAAGACCATCATCTACCAGAACATTGGTGTAGAAGCGCAAACGTGCTCTCCAACCGCTCTTAGGCTCTTTACGGGCCATCTCACAGCCAAAGCAACGACCTTCTGAATCCTGAGTACATGCTGCTTTACGTTTGTAATCTTTTGGATTGGTGTGCTCTGATACAACAACTGCAAGACCACGATCCTCATTGAAATGTGCTGAATCAGAATCTAATTCGTTTACAAATCTAATTTTTGCAGACTGACCATCTGCCAACTTAACCCAACGAACCTTGAGTCCAGAGCCCTCGGATTTGGGCTTATCTACTAGTGCGTTAATGTTTTTTAATCCTTTTACGATTGCCATTTTGTTTTGTTTCTCCTTGTGTTTTTTCTATTGTAGCATAGCAATGATTGAATTGTCAAACTTGTACTCAAGTTGTTTGATTGATTCATCATCCATGTCGCCAATATCTTTGTATTTTTTATCTATATTTATTATTGTTATTTGAGATCCAAGTCTATCAACAAGTTTCTCTGACATTGTTTTTCCTGCATCATCGTTATCTGCAATCAAAACTATATTGTTAAAATATTTTTTTAACAATTCAGTTTGTGACACAGAAACATTAGCCCCAAGCGTTGCTACGGCTGGGAAACCTACCTGATCTAATCTTATAGCATCAAATGATGACTCTACTAAGTATACAGTTTCAGAATTTTTGATCCTATGTAAATTAAACAACACCTTACTCTTTGGAAGTCCTGGCGTGTTTTTAAAATCTTTTCCTTCTACAGACCTACCAACAAAACCTATACACATACCATCTGGAGAATGAACTGGGACTGTAACATAGTCTTGTTTTTCGGAATATCCCAAACTAAACCTAGACATAGATTCTTTTGTTATCTTTCTACCTTCAAAATATCTGATAGCTCTAGGTGATTCAAACGCTTGCATATTAAGTCTTTTAATTAATAACTCATCAAACTGAACAAATTCTGGCTTTGTGTATAACGCTCTATTAATTGCAAGTGATATGTCTGTTTCTTTTTCTTTGCCTTTGATATATCTTAGTGCCTCAAAATATGTTCTTCCACTAACCTGCATAACAGTCTCTAATAGATCAGCAGTTTTCTGACAAGAAAAACAAAATAGCATTCCATTATATTTATTTATTTCTGCTGCTGCAGTTCTTGAATTATTGTGAAATGGACAAAAGACTATGTATTCTAAGCCAACCTCAGATTCTATATCAACACCAATACCATTTAGTACACGCTTAACCTGATCTTCTGTATATGTATCTTTATTCTTATTCATAGTATGGTCCTAGTAAACTGTAACCTATAGTATATCTTAGTCCAGATCTTGTTTCAAGTACCCCGTGCATTTCATTCATTTTATAGTATGCCATATCTCCCGCTTTGGGCTTGTAGGCATATCCATGTTCTGGAAAAAATAATTCTCCACCTTCGTAATCATCATTTATATATAACTGTGCAATAAAACTATCTATTCTAGAATCAGTAATATCTTGATGAGCATTCATTGGTGTATTTGGCATAAGTTTTGATGCAGTGATTGTGTCCCTAAGTGGCTCCATTTTTTTCATATTATTTTTTTTCATAAAATCAATAAGAGATCTATTCATAATATTATAAAACATTGCACGAATCTCAAGTGATGAATAGCTATCACGCCTGTGATACAAAGATGGAATTTCCATTGTTTGATGTGGACGACGAGGTACATCTTCAAAAGGATATGAATCTTTACTTACTTGCTCAAGAAGATCAATCCAAAGACTAACATCTATATCATTAGAATATACAGTAACTATTCCATTATCAATTCTTGGAGATATAATCATGTTATCTTTTCTTCAAAATCTTTATACTTATAATATCCTCTATCAAAATCTACTTGCACTAAAAAGTCGCCCATAAAACCATTTCTATTTTTTCTAAATACACATTCTATAATATCACTATTTGTTGCACGACCTAAGGCCATTACCCAGTCAGCATCGTATGCAATCTGTCTTGACCAAGCAGTTTGACCAAGTGTGGGAGCACTACTAAGGTCTTTTACATCATCTGGGGTAGCAGATGAAATAGCAATAATAGGAACCTCTTCACTAATAGCCATAAGCTTTAACTCACGAGAAAGATTCTTCATGCGTACCGTTTCATTATCAGACCTCTGATTTGGAGACATGAGTTGCAGGTAATCAACAATAACAAAATCTGGTTTGTATTGATCAATCTTTCCACGAATTACAGATGGAGTAACTTCTCCACCAGAATCATTAGAGATAATATGAAATGCGGGCTTACCCTCAAGTTTACTTGCATGCCATTTCTTTAACATATCAATTTCAACCTCACCATTACTCAACTTGCGATGAGACCAAAGACCTTCACCCATAATCGCATACACACGATTGCGAACTTCTGTCTCACTCATTTCAAGAGAAATAATTAATGGAGATCTTCCCTGTTTCCAAGCCTGTACTGCAAAATAAAGAGCAAGCCAGGATTTTCCAATTCCTGGATATGCCAAGAACACCCCAAGTTGACCTGGCATAATTCCAGATGGGAGATAATTGTCAAACCCTGGCAAGCCTGTTTTGATTCCTACCTGCCCAGACTCTTTCATCTTTTGGACATTTTCATAATAGGCAACGGCAGAATCAATATCAGTAACATCAACATCTCTAATTGCTGATGTGTTTTTCTTAAGCTCAGATGTTTTGGTAATAAGCTGTTCAAGTGCCTGTGTGCCATTACCACCTTGAACATCTGTAGCTGCATTTCTTAAAATATCTTTTAAACTATCATTTAAATATTCTGTTTGCAATTCATCAAGGTGATGTTTAGTAGCACCAACATCTGAAATAACCTGAAAGTCTCTAAATTTTTCTACAACAAGGGTAGATGGTGGAACAGATCCATTAATGTCAAAATAATGTCTTATAAAATTCCAAACATCATTATGAGTTCTTAACAGATTGTCTAGATTGGCCTGAAGCAATACATGCATCTGCTTATCATTTAGTACTGCCGATATTACTTTGGCTTCTGAGTTATTCACTTAACCACTTCCTAGCAAGCTCTCTACGATACTGCCTGTCTTTTTTATCCTGCTCAACTTCAAGTTTACCAGACAGAATTTTTTCTGCATTGTATGCAAAGTAGTTCCAGGAGGGGTCCTGTGCAATGTTAAAATAATAATCTAACAAGTCATAACAAGCTTTAAGCCCGTATGACTCAACAAGGGCATCAGCAGCCCATTGCTCTACATTTAGATTGAGGTTAGACTTTTGCTCATATCTCTGCAAATAAAGTTTATTGTAGCGACTAAGCAAAGCCATTCGGTCTTTGCGGTCTGCCATTATGACTCTAGTTCAACCTTGGCTTCATTAATTTTTGAGGTTAGCTTGTCTTCAACAAACTTGTACACTCTTTCAAATGCTTGATCTATATTTTCGCCATCTCGCCTAGAATCAACAATACCTAGATCAAGTCTGAGTGATTGAAAGTTTCCAAGGTTTAAAGTATATCCAAGTGTTACTGTAACCTTTGTATCTTCGTTTTGCATTTGCCCTCCCCAGGCTCTATATGCTCTCTGTCCAAACTGGTATAAATCTACCATCTGGAGTTTTTGTATATGTAAGTATACCCTCTCCCATTCTTCGTGTCAACTCTTGAGAAGTGGGAGTTTGATTATTTGTTATTAAATTATCTTTTCTTGGTCGTCCAATATGTCTAGATGCCAGTATATCACGTATCTCTTTTACTTGTGATTCAGAATAGTATGACCTTATTTGCCACCCTCGCTCACCATTTACCTTAGAGCCAACTGGGGGAGGTATAACACCCCATTTTATTAGTCTTGGAAAATATTTTCTATGCCTATTGACAAGAACAGATGTTTCTGCTACTGTATAAGCTTTTTGCCTATTTTTTCTAAAATCAGATCTTAAGCAAGTTTCTAGTCTATCTTTTGTTATGTTATAAACTGTAACCATTCCAGTGGATCTTGAACTATGATGAAGTCTTACAAGATCTCCATTTAAAAACCAAACTTTTTTATTACCAGGTATTACAGGGTCGTTATTGTACTCTTGGCTAACGATTTTTCTTTTTCCAGTAGCCACAGACCCTCCGCACTATCTTCTGGTGGATGAAAAAATTTTCTAGTGCCACACATGATACAAAATGTTTCTAAGTGAATAGAGCTACTGTATTGTCTATCAACAAAAACTCTACCGCTACATTTTTTACAAAGCATACATTACTCTCCAGATATCTTTGCAATAATTTCGTTTGAGTAATCTTTCATAGCTTCTTCTTTTTCATTTTTTTCATCAATTATTTTTGTAATTTCAGCACGAAGAACAGCTATTTGTGTTTCATAATTAGATACTAATTCGCCAATCCTTTGTTGCAAAACTGTAACAACTAAATCTAATTTATCTGTCATTTTATAAATTTTCTAACTCCTGTAGCAAAATATCTCTTTTTGCCTCTTCTCCAAGTTTTTGTTCTGTTACACTATTAACAATATCAGAGTTTGGATTTTCTTTTGCTTGTTCAGCAATCAGAGAAAGTTGTAAATTATAAATATTAGTTAAAGCATTTTTAATATGACTTTCTAAAATTACTCTTTTTTCATCATTTGTTAATTCCATTTTAATTACCTATTGGCTTCCCTTCATCATCAATCAAATCTGGTACATTTTGTACCGCTCCCCATTTTCCTATTGGGCATGACGCATGTGGAAGCTTGGCTTTTTCAGTCATAAAGCATCCACATTTCTTGCATGTCTTAGTCAATTGTATCAGAGATGGACATTTCATGCAGCCCTCTTCAAACCTAAATCTATAAATCTCATCATCTACTCTGCCAATATTAGGATTAATTAAATCCCATGGCCTTACTGAGTCTCCATCTTGTTTTTCTTTCCAAATTTGCCATGGACTTTTAGACATTATTATCCTCTTGTTGTGGAAAAATATATTCTTTAGTCTCTGGATTATATATCATTCCTGGAGCAATGGATGCTGGATTATTGTTTAAATTATCTGTTATATCAATTATTGTTGGATTACTTAAAAATATAGCAGCAAGCCTTTCATCTGTATGTAAAATATCAGCAACCTCATTATCTATAATAAATGCTAATTTAATTGGGGGGGTTTCCATATTTTCTCCTTTTTTCTATTATACATTAGTATACACGAAATCGTCAAGTCTGTTTGCAGGCAACCTATTCTGTGCGGTTGTAGTATTTATTATACCAACTGAAGAATCCCCTGCAATAGATTTTTGTGGATTTAAACTAGTAGCATCAAATGTCACTGTTGATCCAAGCTGATTTGTTAAAGTTAAATTTGAATATGCATTTGCAGTTATTGTATTTCCTGTTGTAGCAACAGATATGCCATATATCTGATTATATGCACTACTACTAGTAGCCATTTGTGTATCAACATGTGTTGTTATTGTACTTCCTACTGCTGATATAATTTTAATTCTTGAAGAATATGTATTTACAGTTGACGCTGTAGATGTTACAGTATTATATGTTGCATTAGTTGTAGTTGTGGTAGAGCCAACCTTATAATATGAAGCATTGGTTGTTACGCTTTGATATGCACAAGACCAAGAATCTGAGCATGATCTAGTGGTACAATGATAGTATGTAGATGACGCTTGATAAGATTCACAATATCTAACATAATAAATAGTAAATCCATCTGAAGTCACAATTCTTTGATTACATGGGCTTCCAACATTTGATGAAGTACATGTTGCAACAACCACAACAGGAGATCCTAGAGCTGTTTCTGTTGTGCCACATCTATATGCTGTTACATTTGATGTATATGGTCCAATACATGAGCATTTATCACCACATCCAGTTCCTAGAGTGTTATTACTATATGTTGGACTTGATGTAGTTGGTGTTGGGCATGATTGATAATAATTTGCATTTTGAGTTATTGTACATGATCCGCAAGATAATTGTGCATCTGTAAGGGAATTGTAGTGATTTGTACTACCACTACAATTTGTACTTGTTGATCCCGCAGTACACGAACATACTTGGCCAATTGTACTTGAACCTGGATAAACAGTTGGACAGGTTGTTGAGCTATGAGAGTACGGTCCATCATTACAAGCAGTTCCATAAGTAGTTCCACCAGCAGTGCAGGAACATGGCTGTCCAACAGTTCCTGATCCTGGAGCATATAAAGTAGGACATGCTGTAGAGTTGTGTGTAAATGGTCCACCATTACAATTATATGTTGTGACATTTGTACTTGAAAAAGTGTAATGTGGTGCAACAGCCCACCATGATCCTGATGCAGTTACCCAAAATGCTAATCCAGGACCTCCGCCACCATCTGCCACAGAGACCTTCAATGAAACATTAGAATCTCCAACATTAATAGTTTTAAGTGGATAATTGCTTGCATTATCAGATGCTGATGGATTTGTATATGTTACAGCAGTCTGCCTACCAGTTATTTCTTCTGTATCTAATTGCCAAGAAAAATTATTTGTATTGGTTGCTGGTGTTTGCGGTCCATACAGTCCACCGTTAGTTGACCAGTACCAACTTCCTGTACTTGTTTGTCCCAAGCCCTGTGACCCAGTTGTAGCTGGTCTATTAAAATTATCAGAAAATGATGGAATAAATGCACGGGCATTTAAATCACTATAATAATAATATGTAGATGCACCATCTGCTGCTGTAACGATATCAACTGCATAAAATGTATAATTAACCATAAGCTGTGTGGTTAGTAATGATTGTGTGCCGCCAGATGTTGTGTCTGGGGTAGGCGGTGCCGTTGTGGTTCCATTTGTTAGCGTAGGTCCAGGAAATACCCATCCATAAACTCGTGTCTGTATTGCAAGATCTGGATTACCATCAAATATAGTATTATTTTGATATGTACCTCTATTTGCAGTAAGCGTAGTTCCAATCACAACATTGCCAGTGCTTGATAAGGTGGGACTAGAAGTTTGTATTGGAGTTGGTGGAAAGTTAGATGTAAACTGAGTTGTTAAATCACTTTCATTTCCAGGATAGCCAGTAACATTGCTAGATACAATATTTCCAGTATATGGTGTAACAGAAAATCTATATTGTTTATTATATTCATCAAGAGTAATTGTTGTTGGGCTTGCTGTTGTTTTATAAAACTCTGTAGTACTTTGAAGTGTTCCACCACTATATTTATATCTTTTTATTATAACACTACCAGTGTACGATCCAACCGTAAATGAAACTGTGGCTTGAAGATCTGTTCCAACTTGTGCTGCAGTTACATTAGTCACATTTCTTGGTGTGCTAATTGTTGTTGTTCCGCTAATAGAGCTACTTGTTAATACTATATTTGTAGCAACAACTCTAAACCTGTATAAATTATCTGTATTGGTATTTGTATCGTACGATTGCACAACATATGTTTTAGTATTGGAAGATCCAGATGCTGGATTTGTTATTGATCCGACATCTATTGTTTGCCAACTACCTGAGTTATACCATTGAAAATAATATGTTAATGAGGTTGAGTTTGTCCAATGATAATTTGTTCCAGTTAATGTTACTAGACCAGTTGTTGAATTTGTTGATTGAGATATTTCAACTTGCTGAGATATTTCTGGACCCTCTTCTGAAGAAAATAATTTTTTCCAAATACCTGAAGAATTTAGTCTATACCAGGCAGAAAACCTTTTCCAGATGCCTGAAGAATTTAAACGGTAAAGGCTTGAGAACTTCTTCCATTGCCCAGAAGAATTAAGTCTATAAATTGGCATTGTTTATTCCTGAATCATTAGTATATCACCAGCCTTGACGCTGCGTGATGTACCATTGCTATCTGTAATTGTTCCTGTTTTTGTTGTATTGTTCCATCCCGTAGGATTTGTTGGTGTTGTGCTTCCAGTAATCGTGGAAAGATAAATAAACCTTCTGCCCTGAACAAGTTTATCATCTGATGTTCTTTTTGTAATAGTTGGATCTCCTGCCCAACCGTCATCATCCGATGTTGGCATTTGCACCATATAGAAACTAGCGTTACCATTGAACAAGTCTATTATTACAGAATCATGAGTGCCGTTTAAAATACCTCCACCAATGCTAAACTCTGCATTTGAATACCAGTAGTTTGCAGAGTTTATATATAATCCATCTTCGCCATTAGCACCAACACTGGTTCCAAGCTTCATCTCTGCCCCACCCTGAGATGCCCCAGTAGTTAATCTACCTTGCAATATGGCTCCATTTGCATTCAATATACCGTTTGCGGTAACATAAAATGCTGCTGCGGTACTTCTTGCTCCACCTGCCCAAAATACAATATCAGATGTAGAATTTGTATTGGGTGTTGCTATGCCTGCTGTATAGTTAACGCTTGTTAATCTTATTTGTGCATTTGTAGAATCAAGAGTAACAACACCGCTACCACTTGTATTTGTTATTGTGTTAGCAGTTACATCCCATCCACCTATGTTGGCTGATTTTGTAGTCAAAAGACCTGTTGACCCATTAATAGTTGTTATGCCATTGACGGAAGAAGAATTAAAAGTTAAACCACTAGTATTTAAAATAAATCCAGCACCAGATAAACTTCCAGCAATA